GTCCAACCTTCACCTGCGGGTCTTTCAGTTTTTGCACCAACCACATCATCCCAAACAAACTCATAGCCACTCTCGTAACGTCCCCAACCTGTTTGCAATGTATCAAGATCAAGTTGCATATATTTAAACTTACATTCCTGATCTGCAAGCTTAAATTGTTTATCCCTACTGATAAACTTTAGATAAATTGAATTATCTGATTCTTGTAGTATTTCCATACTTCTCTCCTTTTTTAATGTACTGCTTTATTTAATGCAGCAATTATTTCATATTCAGCTACAAGGTAAGCAGTATTGCCCTCCTTCCAACTCCCAAAATCTTCTATGACTATGCCTAAAAAATCTGCTCCTCTTTTAATCTTGCAATATTCTTCCCAACAATATTTATCAAAAGCAGCATCATAATTAATTATTTCTTCCATGATGAAACTTCATATTTAAGAATATCTAAAAACTCCTCAAAGGATGTGAAAGCAACAGGATGATGAAACTCACTATCGCTTATATTTGAGTTAATCATACTTAAAGGGAACGCCACTCTAATCGGTAAGTGATTAAACTTAAAAATTAGAACAGGCGTATTATCATCTCCTGCTGCTTCACAAACTTGTCGCCACCATTTATCTTTATACCAATTATTACTACTTCTGGCATAATTTTTACATTCAAAATAGATGTAGCGTAACTTTAAATCTGGTTGATTCTTTTCTTGATATTGGTTGAGGTTTCTACTAACTCTATCCTCTATATGTGTAGTTTCAAG